AACTTTGAAGAGCTGGATAAGCAGTTTGGGAAGTTATACTGGCGCATCTTAAAAGAAGCGATCAGCGAACAACCCTATGCTAAACCAGTGGCCTTAGCGGAGTCTCTTAAAATAAGAGTCATCACTAAAGGACCACCTGCCCTTCAAACTTGCCTTAAGAATATATGGCGATTCACCCACTCTATCCTGCGAAAGCATCGAAGCTTTCAACTTATAGGCCATCCAGTAACAGAATCAATTGTCCTCGATATAATAGGTAAAAATCTTAATAAAGATGAAACCTACCTATCAGGGGATTATGAAGCTGCTACGGACAACATATATAGTTGGGCCTCTAATGCAGTCGCAGTCTCATTAGGGGAAACCCTAGGTTTAAGCGGAACAGAAACAGCTCTCATGATTAAAGGGCTAACCGGCCATTTATTCGAAGACGAAAAAATGACTGAGCTAACCAATATAATCAAATGGGACCTGCCTGAAAACCACTTGCACCCTGGGCCAAGCCAAAATGAGTTGATAGAGCGACTCGTAAACCACTTAGAACAAGGTGGAAAAGACCACTTTGGATTCAAGAAGCAACGAGTCGGGCAACTCATGGGCTCTATAGTTTCATTTCCAGTACTCTGCATCATTAACGCAACCGCCTGTCGCTGGGCCATGGAACTCGCTGGAAAGCGGGTCTATAACCTAAACGACTGTCCATTATTAATTAATGGAGACGATTGTGTGATGCGAGGAGGAAAGAAGCTATATGGTTTCTGGAAAGAAATATCTGAATTCGTTGGACTTAAAGAATCAATAGGTAAAACGTATATGAGTCGAGATTTTTTAGAAATCAACTCAACGTTATACGAAAGACTCAAAAGCCCAAAGAAGATAGACTATCTCTCCGAGACCAAAGGCAAAATCAAGCGAGAAACCCACTTATCGGAAGTTAAATATGTGAATGTCGGACTACTCCTTGGAATCAAAAGATCACAAGGGGTAATCGGTCTCAACGACCAATCCGACCCACATAATAACATTTCGATGAGATCTAGGTCTCTGCTTGAATCCTGCCCTGAGCACATGAGAACCACCGTCATGGAAATCTTCATCCAGAAGCATCGCGAGCTCTTGACAAAGTCAAGACTACCTTGGTATATCCCTGAGTGGCTAGGCGGTATAGGACTCCCTAGAGGACCGTGGGGTGAGAATAGTGAACTAGACTTACGTCTAGCTCATAAAATTCTACTCAACTGGGCCAAAGAGCGTCCAATACCAATAAGCCACCAGGAGACACCGTGGCAAAT